AGTACCAGAAATGCACAAATTGACGTAACAAGAGCATCAAGCACATCAACTTCTAATATGCACTTTTATACAAATGGAGGTTCAGGAATTGAAGAAAGAATGCGTATAGATAGTTCAGGAAACGTATTAATCAATAGTGGATATATAAAATTAGGTGGTTTTAGTTTTATTGGGGAAGATTTATCTGACTTAGATAGTTTAACAATAGCATCTGACCATACAGAATCAATACATTTTGCTCATCATAATTCTGGTTCATATACTACCAATATGATTATAGACAATTCAGGAAACGTAGGAATTGGAACGACTACGCCTGATGCTAAATTAGAAATTACAACTTTACGAGAAAATGGAATTAGATTATCAAGTTCAGATATAACTGCATTTCCAGATGAATTATTAAGTGGTATTGAATTTTATTCTCCCGACACAAGTGGTGGTGCTGGTGTAAAAGCATCTATACAAGTTAAATATAATGATGGTGATGCTAATTCTTATATGACTTTTAGTACAGGCACAAACACAGAAAAAATGCGTATAACATCTGGGGGGGATGTTTTTAGTGTAAGTAACACATCAGGTATTTCATCAGCAATTACTGCAGGTGCAGGAACATCTTTAGCGGTTTTTATAGGTAAACATAGTGCTACCAATGGTAGTTACGCATCAGGTACAAACTCATTTATAGTATGGTCTAATGGTAATGTGGTAAATACTAATAACTCGTATGGTGCTATTTCAGATGCCAAACTAAAAGAAAACATAGTAGATACTACTCCTAAATTAGATGACTTAATGAAAGTTAAGGTTCGTAATTATAATTTAATAGGAGATGACAAAAAGCAAATAGGTGTTGTAGCTCAAGAATTGGAAGAAGTATTCCCTGCAATGATTGATGAATCTATTGATTATGAAGATAAAGAAATTACAGATGAAGAAGGAAACATATCTACTGAAAAAGTAGATTTAGGAACTACTACAAAATCAGTTAAGTATTCTGTATTTGTACCTATGTTAATTAAGTCAATACAAGAACTAAAAGCAGATAACGATAATTTAAGAGAAAGAATACAAACTTTAGAAAATCAGTAAAATAAGTAATAATAATAAATAAGTATAACAATATAATTTAATAATTTAATTTTAAAACCATGAGTGAAAACAAAATTACCCAAGAACAATTAGAAGAACTACAAGGATACGTAGGAAAACTAAACAATGCGGCATCGCAAATTGGAAACCTAGAACTCCAAAAACACCAACTACAACACGCGGCAAGTGAAGTCCAATCTGACTTAAGCAAATTCCAAGCTAAACTTGAAGAAAAGTACGGAAAAGTACAAATCAATATTCAAGATGGAACGTATAAGCCAATTGAAGAAGAAGCTGAAGTTGTAGCAGAAGAAAAATAGGTCATGTCACTGGTAAGAAAAATTAGTATAGGTAGAGACTATAAGAATGACGCTATGCATTATTCTGTAGGTCAAGAAGTATATGGTGGGCATATTATATGTGACATCGTAGAAAATGACGACAAGTTTTCTATTTATATTAAAAAAGGAAATGAAGTATTACCGTGGAAAGATTTTAATAAGAATATGGCTATAGCCGTTGAATACAACTTAGAATACTAATGCAAAGTTTATTTAACTTTATAGTTAAACCTAAAAACGAAAGATACGATAATAAAAAATATATTGATGGTCAGGAGCTTCTGTTAAATACAGAAATTTCTGATCACCAATATGTTAGTCGTAACGGAATAGTGATAGCAATACCTAAATCATACAATGGAGAAATCCAAGTTGGCGATGAGGTTATTGTGCACCACAACCTTTTTAGAAGATGGTATAATGCACACGGTATTGAAAATAATTCTAGTAATTATTTTGAAGAAGATAAATACTTTGTAGGATTAGACCAAATATTTTCATATAAACGAAATAATAACTGGTATGCTTTAGATGGTTATTGTTTTGTTAAACCAATTGAATCAAATAATATTATTGAAAAAGAAACTCCACATAGGGGGATCATGAAATATAAAGATAAAAATCTTGAAGGTATAGAAGCTGAAGATTTAGTTGGGTTTACACCAAATAGTAAATATGAATTTATTATTGATGGTGAAAGATTGTATAGGGTATTAACTAAATTTATAACCGTCAAGTATGAACGTCAAGGAACAGAAACAGAGTATAATCCAAGCTGGTTATGAAGCAGTCAAAGAGCTCATTAAAGTTGCAAAAGAACCAATTGTTGAAACTGATGATGATGTTTCAGCCGATCGACTCAAGAACGCTGCAGCCACTAAAAAGCTCGCAATATTCGATGCATTTGAGATCTTAAATAGAATCGAGATTGAAAAAGCATTATTAGAAGGCAAGAATATAGAAGAAAGAGCTGAGTCGTTTAAAGGCTTTGCGGAAAGAAGATCTAAGTAATGTACGAGCAATCATTATATCGCGTTATAGAGCCTATAAAAATCAATACGATTAAAAGGCTTAATAAAGCAAAAAAGTGGAAATACGGGTACAATAAGGAGCATGACGTGGTTGTTATCAGCAAGACTGGGCAGATTGGGGATGTGTATAGCATACAAAATTTAAAAATAGCATTACCTCCAGCGCCGAAGAACTTAGATAAAGGAAATAATAAATGGAGTAAAATAGAATATCCAAAAGAACTTTCAAAGTTAAAAACGATATTCGATTGGAAAGATTTACCGAATGAATTTAAAAACAAGTGGAATGCATACATTGATACAGAATTTACCAAACGCGATGAAGGCTATTGGTTCTATAACAAAGATGCTCCTACTTATATTACTGGGTCTCATTATATGTACTTGCAGTGGACTAAAATCGACGTGGGTGCTCCAGACTTCAGGGAAGCAAACAGATTATTCTTTTTATTCTGGGAAGCTTGCAAAGCAGACGTTCGATGTTATGGAATGTGCTACCTCAAGAATAGACGGAGTGGGTTTTCATTCATGGCATCAGCAGAGACTGTCAACCAAGCTACCATCTCTTCAGACTCTAGGTTTGGGATATTATCCAAATCTGGTTCTGACGCCAAGAAAATGTTTACAGATAAGGTCGTTCCAATATCCGTTAATTACCCATTCTTTTTTAAACCCATACAGGATGGAATGGATAGGCCTAAGACAGAATTGGCTTATCGTGTACCCGCAAGTAAGTTTACAAAGAAAAGTATACTCACGAATCAAAGGAACGAGGAACTCGCGGGATTGGACACTACCATCGACTGGAAGAACACGGGGGACAACTCCTATGACGGTGAAAAACTTTCGCTCTTGGTCCACGATGAAGCGGGAAAATGGGAGAGGCCCGAGAACATCCTCAACAACTGGCGTGTCACGAAAACCACGTTAAGATTAGGGAGTAGAGTTATTGGTAAATGTATGATGGGTTCAACAAGCAACTCATTAGACAAAGGTGGTGAAAACTTTAAAAAATTATACAATGACTCAGATGTTACAAAAAGAAACCGCAATGGACAGACTCGCTCAGGATTATATAGTTTGTTCATACCTATGGAATGGAACTTCGAAGGATTCATTGATGCTTATGGAATACCTGTATTCAACACTCCCAAAGAGCCAATTGAAGACAACTATGGGGAATACATTGATGTCGGGGTTATCGATCACTGGGAAAACGAAGTTGAAGGCTTAAAAGGAGATCAAGACGGTTTAAATGAATTTTATAGACAATTTCCAAGGACTGAAGAGCACGCTTTCAGAGATGAAACTAAAAATAGCATATTTAATCTTGCTAAGATTTACGAACAGATTGATTTTAATGAAGAAGCTAGATATAGCGCTTTAGTTACTAAAGGGAGCTTCCAATGGAAAAATGGCATTAAAGATACTGAAGTAGAATTTGTTCCAAATTTGAATGGAAGATTTAATGTAAGTTGGGTGCCAGGTAAGAATTTACAAAATAGAGTAATAATAAAAAATGGTACTAAACACCCAGGAAACGAGCACATTGGCGCTTTTGGTTGTGATAGCTATGATATATCGGGAACTACAGATGGTAAAGGCTCAAAGGGGTCTTTGCATGGGTTAACCAAATTTAGCATGGAAGATGTGCCAGCAAATCGATTTTTTTTAGAATATATAGCTAGACCACAAACAGCTGAAATATTTTTTGAAGATATATTAATGGCATTACATTTTTATGGTATGCCAATACTTGCAGAGAATAATAAACCCAGGCTGTTATATTATTTAAAAAGAAGAGGTTACAGGGGTTATTCAATGAACCGCCCTGATAAAATTTGGAATAAACTATCAACAACAGAAAAAGAAATAGGCGGCATACCAAACTCAAGCGAAGATATAAGGCAAGCGCATGCTGCCGCAATTGAAAGTTATATTAATTCTTATGTGGGTATAAAACCTGATGGGCAACACGGTGATTTATATTTTAATGAAACTTTAAACGATTGGGCTAAGTTTGATATAAATAAAAGAACAAAATTTGATGCGGCGATAAGTTCTGGGTTAGCAATTATGGCATGTAACAAAAATTTGTACACACCCAAACCAAATATACAATTAAAAAATAAAGTTAATTTTAGTTTTGCTAAATACAATAATAAAGGCAATTTTTCAAAAATAATAGAATAAATGGATAAAGTACTAACAAGAGGTATATTTCCGAGCCAAGCGGTATCTGATACTAAAAAGGCTAGCAACCAATACGGATTAGAAATAGGCAAAGCTATTGAATCTGAATGGTTTAAAAAAGACTCGGGTAGCTCGCGTTATTTTGCAAATAGAGATAATTTTCATAGATTAAGGTTATATGCAAGGGGCGAACAAAGTATACAAAAATATAAAAACGAATTGTCTATTAACGGTGATTTATCGTATTTAAATTTAGATTGGAAACCGGTTCCTATTATTCCAAAATTTGTGGATATAGTTGTTAATGGTATTGCAGAAAGAGCTTATGATTTAAAAGCTTATTCGGTTGATAGCATTGCTACAAAACAAAGAACAGATTATGTTAAAGGTATTGTTGAGGATATGCGACTGTTTGATTTTAAAGAAAACGTCGAAACCCAAACCGGATTAGATACGTTTAATAATAACAAAGAAACATTACCAGAAGATGATGAAGAATTATCTTTGCACATGCAATTAAACTACAAACAAAGTATTGAAATAGCTCAAGAGCAAGCAATAAATAATGTTTTTGATTTAAATAAATACGATTTGTTAAAGAAAAGAGTAGACTACGATATAACGGTACTCGGCATGGGTTGCGTTAAAAATAGTTTCAATACCGCAGAGGGTATAAAAATAGATTACGTAGATCCAGCTGATCTAGTCTATTCTTATACTGACTCTCCA